AATCTTACGGTAAGTTGATTGATGAATTGAATGAAGTTGTTGCTGGTGATGATAAACAATTGGTAGAAGGTTACTCTAACTTTACCAAGCGTGAAATCAAGAAGTTTGTTACCTTTGTAGAAACTATGCGTGATGACTGTTTGCAGCAAGTGCAACATGCCAAGGCAGGTCGTGCTCCACGCAAACGTAAGCCATTGTCTCCTACCAAGTTGACTGCACGTATGAAGTATTTGAAAGACTTTGCTGAGTTTTCTCTCAAGTCTGTCAAGCCTGAAACTATCATTGGCTCTGACGAAGTTTGGTTCTACAATACCAAGTATCGTCGTGTTGGTGTGTACAAGGCAGTTGGTGGTACTCTTTCTGTAAAGGGTACTACAATTCTTGGATTCGATGTTAAAGAATCTAAGATGATGACCTTGCGTAAGCCTGAAGAATTCTTCAAAGGTCTTGCGATTGGTAAGCGTGCACTGAATGGTGCACTTAAGAAGTTGACAACTAAACCTGCTGCACCTAATGGTCGCATCAACGAAGAAACTATTATCCTTGGAGCATTTTAATGAGCGGACTAACTATACCTTTTGAAATTGCCGATGGTATTGCATTGGCAGTTATGCAAGAGCATCTTGATCTTCTTAAGGAAGAAATACGAGAACATACCGAAGAAGGGCGATGGATGCATCCTGAAGACTATCACGCTAATATGACACAGTATATTCCTGCTCTTGAAATACTGATTAAGTATTTTGGTGGAAACGTCGGAGAGTAATATGGTATATCGTACAGTTACAGCTGAGGTTGATGTAGATGTTGATCTAGAAGAATTCGATGACAGCGACTTGTTAGACGAACTCGAACGACGTGGGCTTGATATGAATAATAGATTCGTAGATGGCGACCAGATGCGTGAACTTCTTACACAAATTTGGATCAAGCGCAGAACAAAGGCAGATTATCAACGTGAACTTGATGATTTAATTTATTTCGGTATTGGAAAGATTCTATGATTTTGATTGACTACAGCCAAGTGTCTTTGGCTTCCATCCTTACTTTCCAACGAGAGTTGAAGGGTAATCCAGATGAAGTTAAGAACCTTATTCGGCATGTAACACTTTCCACTATTAAATCATACAAGAAAAAGTATGGTCGTGAATTTGGTAACGTTGTTATCTGTTGCGATGGTCGCAAGTACTGGCGTAAAGAATTCTTTGAGCACTATAAAGCTAGTCGTAAAAAGACTCGTGATGCATCTGATCTAGATTGGAAACTAATCTTTGATACCCTATCAGAGATGCGTCAAGAAATTGCAGAACACTTTCCATACCGTGTTATCCACGTTGAACGTGCCGAAGCTGATGATGTTATTGCAACCATGACCAAGTGGGCACAGTACAACGAACTTGTGCAACAAGGGTTGATGGAAGAGCCACAGAAAGTATTGATTCTTTCTTCTGATGGTGACTTTAAACAGCTGCAACTTCTTGGAGAAGTCAAGCAGTGGTCACCTATGGTAAAGAAGTATATCACTGCCACTGCCAAAGAAATCCAGAACTACAAAATTCAGCACATTGTTAAAGGTGATGCTGGTGATGGTATTCCTAACATTCTTAGTCCAGATGATGTATTCGTGCAAGGTGTTCGCCAGAAACCTATGTCACAGAAACGTCTTGATGAATTCTACGAAAAAGGTTTTGATGCTTGCCGCAATGATACAGAACGGCGCAACTGGCATCGCAACTCTGTGCTGGTTGACTTCAAACATATCCCTGAAGATGTAGAGAAAGAGATTGTTGACTCATACATAAATAACAAACCAAAGGGCGACAAGATGAGCATCATGAACTATTTGATTGCCAAAAAATGTCGATTGTTACTTGATGAATTAGAGGATTTTTGAATGACGAAATATATCACTGAGATTTTGACTGAGATCAATGATGACCCCAAGAAGGTCGAAATGTATAAAACTAGTGCTGCACTGCGTATCTTGTTTGAATATGCATTTGATCCTGAAAAGAAGTTTATTCTTCCAGATGGAGAACCTCCATACAAACTAGATGCTGCACCAATTGGAATGAGTCCTGCAAACATCTACCAAGAACTTAAAAAGTTCTATGTATTCTGTAGGAAAGACTTGACACCAGTTAGGCGTGAAACTTTGTTTATCCAGCTGCTAGAGAACGTTCATCCTTCCGAAGCCAAGCTGTTGCTTGCAGTAAAGGAACAAAACCTTACAAAGCTGTATCCTAAGATTACGCACAAGCTGGTGCATGGAGCAGGGTTTATTTCCGTCTCTCCACCCTCTCCTGCAAAAAAGGAAACTAAAGTAAAAAACGACCAGGCTCCCAGTGGAGCCGAGACCTCCTAAGGCTAAAGAATAACCCTACACCTAGTGGGGTCATTAATAAGGTGTTTACTTTAATTCGTTCTTGGGGTATAATATATGTAAGAAGGTTGAAAAGGAAAACGAAATGAAAAAGATTTTAGTCGGTTTGATTGCTGCTGTTGGTTTTAGTACTGCTATGGCTCAACATGGACATCACCATCACCACCATGGTTCCAATACTGGAAACGTGATTCTTGGTGCAGTCATTGGTAGTTACGTGATTGGTCAAATTATGAACCAGAATCGTCCTGTCATTGTACAGCAACCTCAAGTGATTTATATGCCACAACCAGTGCCACAGCAAACCTGTGAGGTAAAGTTCATGCATGATCAGTTTGGTCAACTGCGAGAATTCACTACTTGCTACTACGTTAATCGGTAAATTCTATGCCACTCAAATATAAGTTGCATAACTTTCTTGTTTGGGTTCAAAAAGACTTTACTTTAATGGAGTGGTGTGGTATAATAGGTTTTGTTATTTGGATGATCTTGTGAAACAAAAATGGATTGATGCTTTCATGGACACAGCTGAGCGATTCGCAAAGTTGTCAAGTGCAAAGCGACTGCAGGTTGGTACGGTTATTGTTCAAGACAATCGTATCATTTCTATTGGTTATAACGGTATGCCTTCTGGGTGGACCAATGAATGTGAGAATGATGATGGAAAAACTAAAGATGAGGTTATTCATGCTGAAGCAAACGCTATACTCAAACTGGCTCGTGATGGTGAGCGAGGCAATGGTGCCGATTTATTCTGCACTCATGCTCCTTGCATCAATTGCGCTAAACTCATTTATGGTGCGGGGATAAAGAAAGTTTACTACAGAGAGTCGTATCGCGATACGCTAGGTATTGACTTTCTAGATAAATGTTCAGTAGAGATAGAGAAAGTTTAATATGCTTGAATGTTTGATTATTGGTGATAGCATTGCTGTTGGAACTTCAATGGCTCGTAAAGAATGCGTAAGTTATTCTCGTGGTGGTTGGAACAGCTGGCAATGGAACAAAGATTATTTGTCCAAAGCATCTAGTCAACCTGCTAGAACTTTAATCATCAGTCTTGGTGCCAATGATCACAAAGGTGTAAAGACAGAACATGAACTTCGAAAGATGCGAGAAGCTGTAAAGGCAGATCGTGTGTTCTGGATTGATCCTGGACAAGATCGTAAACCTATTCCTCATGATGCTATAATGCGCATTGCAAAAGAGTACGGTGACACAGTTTTGCCTAGACCAAAAGAACACATGAGTGCTGATGGCATTCATCCTACTGGGCGTGGCTACAAAGAACTTGCAGAAAAATCAAAAAAAGATTGACTTTAATTCAAAACTACGCTAAAATTATACTAAATAGAAGGTAAGAATTATCTTACCGAAACAAGGAAACTACTTTCAATGACATCGCAATCTTGCCATTCCAGTTTAAGAAAACAGCTACCGATAGTAGCCGTATGGAATAGCACACGCCCATCATTTGGCTATGCGATTGAGGATACGAAGGGTTTTGGTAAGAAGAAATAAGAGAACTTAGTCTCTTTACCAAAACCCTCGAAGTGAAAGCTCCGAGGGTTTTTTGTTTTTATCCCTACTATTTTGTAGGGTCTTTCTGAAAAGTGTTGACTCTTATTGTTCTTTACTGTATAATAAGTGTTCTGATGTTGAGAAGGTTACTTCTTAGCAATCCCTACTGAAAAGTAGGGTCTTTCAGAAAGTTGTTGACTCTTATTGTTCTTTACTGTATAATAAGTGTTCTGGTTGAGTGGCATCGTCTACTTAACTTTAGATCTTTAAAAATCTGCGTACCAATTTAAAAGACTGACTACTTCGGTGGTCAGTCTTATGTTCCCGAGTAGTGTAGTGGTAACACACCAGACTTTGACTCTGTTATTGTAGGTTCGATTCCTACCTCGGGTGCCATATTGAAACACATTCATAACGCAACTCGGTACACGGATACCTGATCATGTGGCGCTGAAAACATGTGGGTGGCAAAGCCGTGCTCAGTGTGTTTCAATATGGTGATAGCTTAGTAGGAGAGTGCAGTCGTTGGCTGCGGGCACAGGTGCAAATCCTGTTCACTATTTCGTGAGTTTAACAAAAGGAGAGTAGCATGAAACGTTCAGGTAAACGTTAGTGTCTCTAAGATCCCCCGTATGGTCTTAGTTGGCACGTAAAATCAATTCAATACGTACAACCACTCGTGGCGTTTAATGGTAGCGTACATGACTCTTAATCATCGAGGTCTGAGTTCGAATCTCAGCGAGTGGACCATATGGGGGTATAGTGTCAGCGGTTTAGCACAGCAGACTTTTAATCTGCCAGGGCAGGGTTCGAATCCCTGTGCCCCTACCATATAAAAACACATTAGCCTGACTGAAACGGGCATCGAGTACGTGGAACGTGGAAGAAGGTTCGATTCCTTCATACTCAATTTCAGTAGTGTGTTTCTATATGGTGTTGTTAGTTTAGTGGTAAAACTACGGATTGTGATTCCGTCATCATGAGTTCAATTCTCATACGACACCCCAAGTTTTGTAAGTGTAGATGTTGAGAAAGTAGAGCCTCGAAAACTCTATGAGCTAACGGTTCGAGTCCGACAAAATGGTCACTAGCAAGTATCAACTATTACTATGTACCTCTAACCCTAACGTATACTGGGCGAAATGGTTCCGAATGAGCGAGGCGGAACTACTTACAAATTCAATTATGCCGAGATAGCTCAGTTGGTAGAGCGACAGACTGAAAATCTGTGCGTGGGCGGTTCGATCCCGTCTCTCGGTACCAAGAAAGATATTCCCCGTTAGCTCAATGGTAGAGCACTCGACTGATAATCGAGCGACAGAGGATCGTAACCTCTACAGGGAACCAAGTTTTAGGATAGGTTCTGCAATACATAATGCTAAACTTTTTGGTTGTCTTAGCGACAAAACTATCCTGTTGTTTATGGGCTGTTGGTATAATTGGGAACATATCTGCCTTGCACGCAGAAGTCGGGAGTTCGATCCTCCCACGGTCCACCAAAATTCGCCTTGACTGATGGCGTACAATGTGATAAATTGTCAGTCATCTTAATGAAGCATATTCATCATTGGTTGTTGAAGCGTATTGACTCCACGGTTCACTCAACGAAGTAGCTTAGTCAGCACGATGAAAAGACCCCTGACGTCGAGAGTGTGTTTCATTAAGATTTTGGGGATGTGATGTAATGGTTAGCATAGCAAAGTAAAAAGTCAATTCTGTATGTAG